GCGGTACAGGCCAAACTACCACAACGGCCGCGTTTGATGCGCTTGCGCCCACCCAGACTGGCAATTCTGGCAAATACCTAACCACCAACGGCTCAACAACGTCTTGGGCTACGGTGTCTGGCGGCGGTTCCCCCGCTGGTGCAGACACGCAAGTTCAGTACAACAGCGGCGGGACTTCTTTTGGTGCTTCGTCAGCGTTTACGTTTACTAGTGGTACTGGACTGGTAACCGCTACTGGTTTCTCAGGCGCGCTAAACGGCACAGTTGGCGCTACAACGCCAACAACCGGGGTATTTACGACCGCAACTGCTCGGTCAACGGCAGTTCAAGATTTTGTTGCTTTGCAAGGCCGAGCGGGCGGTACAAACAGTTACGGTGTAACGCTTACGCCAACGACGCTGACTGCCAGCCGGACGCTGACGCTGCCAGACGCTAGTGGAACTATATTGCAAACCGGCACAATCGTTACGGTTGGGCAAGGCGGTACGGGAGCAACAACACTTACTGGTGTTCTAAAAGGTAACGGTACTAGCGCGTTTAGTGCCGCCACTTCTGGTACGGATTATTCGGCGGGTACAAGCGCCCTATCAACAGGTATTGTCAAATCAACAACCTCTACCGGCGCGTTGTCGATTGCGGTAGCGGGAACTGATTATCAGGCCCCAATTAGTCTTACAACATCTGGTTCAAGTGGAGCCGCTACTTTTGTTGGGAACACGCTTAATATTCCGGTATACACGGGCGGTGGGTCTTCTGGCCCCATCCTTGAATCCTACCAAACCATTAGTTCCAACTATTCTTTGACCGCTGGCTCTAATGGTTTTAGTGTCGGGCCTGTATCTGTGGCGACTGGCGTTGCCGTAACCGTCCCTACGGGCCAAGTTTGGCTCATCGCTGCTTAAAGGATCAATCATGAGCGCAATCAAACTTCAAGGTAATGCCAGCGGGGCCGGTACTTCGGTTCTCCAGTCTGCTAATACCGCTCTTACACTTACCCAGACGCTTCCAGCTACGGATGCGGTGACGCTTGGTTATCTCAACGCCCCTGCGGTTGGGACCAAAACGACCAGTTACACGTTGGCGGTTGGCGACGTTGGCAAGTATGTGCAACTGACAAGTTCTGGTGCAATTGTGATCCCCGCTTCGGTGTTTAGCGAAGGCGATCTAGTTGTAATTTACAACAACACCAGTTCAACCAAAGGCATTACTTGCTCGGCAGTAACTGCTTATCTTGCCGGTGGTACGGGTTCGGCGGTAACGTCAGCCACGATTGCAATTCAAGGTGTTGTAACTGTCCTCTTTAGTTCTGCCAGCAGTTGCGTCCTGACGGGCAACGTGTCATGAGTGGCATTATGCTTGCTGTGTTAGGGGGTAAACCTGCTGGTGTTAGCGGTAAAACTCCCGATGTTGAATACCTTGTTGTTGCTGCCGGTGGTGGCGGTGGTTTATACAGTGGTGGTGGCGGAGCAGGTGGCCTTAGATCGGCGTCTGGATTCTCGGTTACCCCCGGAAGCGCCATAACAGTCACTATTAACGCTGGCGGCACGGGCGGCACGGGCGGCGGTGGAGGAACGGGCATTGGTGGCACTGGAGGAACCTCGGTTTTTGGTTCAATAACTTCTGCTGGCGGAGGTGGCGGCGGAAACGAAAACAATGGAGGAGTCCAAGGTTCCGGTCAGCCGGGGGGTTCTGGCGGCGGCGGAGGTTTCAATACTCCTTGGTATTTAGGCGGGGCGGCAGTTTCAACCCCGTCTGGTCAGGGAAATAACGGCGGGAACGGAGAGCCACCTCCTGTAAGTTTTGGAATCGGCGGTGGTGGCGGTGGTGCTGGTGCAGTTGGTAACAGTTGGGTTTCTGGAAATAATGCTCCTTCTGGTGGTGCAGGTTCTTCTGCTTACTCAGTTTGGGGCGCGGCAACAGGCACGGGTGAAAATGTTTCGGGGACTTATTATTACGCTGGCGGAGGTGGCGGTGGAAACGGTTCTGGAGCCGGAGGTCTTGGTGGAAACGGTGGCGGCGGCAGTGGAAAAGGTGGAGGTGGAACCAATGGAAGCGCAAATACTGGCGGCGGTGGCGGCGGTGGTAATTTGTCAGGGACAACGCCATCTGGCGGTTCTGGAATTGTTATTGTTCGTTATTTGAGTGGTTATGACGTAGCTGCATCTACGAGTGGTTCTCCAGCCGTAGTTGTTTCTGGTGGTTATCGCTACTACACATTTACCGGCAGCGGTTCAATTACATTCTGAGGCACAACATGGCACATTTTGCAAAACTTGATGAAAATAATGTTGTGGTTCAGGTTGCCGTTGTTCACAACAATGAGTTACTACAAGACGGTGTTGAATCCGAAGCCAAAGGTGTTCAGTTTCTTATAGATTTGTTTGGTGAAAATGCCAACTGGAAACAGACCAGTTATAACAACAGAATTCGTAAAAACTTTGCTGGTGTCGGTTATACCTATGATGCAACCCGTAATGCATTTATCCCGGCACAGCCGTTTCCGTCTTGGGTTCTAAACGAAGATACTTGTTTGTGGGATGCTCCAACGCCAATGCCTACTGACGGCGAGCGGTATCAATGGGACGAGGCAACCACTTCTTGGGTTGCAGTCCCAACCGAATAATGTAAGATAACCGTACTGGCGCGGCTCACCAGGGAATCTCAGGATTCAAAATGTCCGAAGAAGTAGTAGCGATTGAAGCGGAAGTAGCGCCCGCGCCGGAACTGGAAGCCACGGCGGCTCCGGAACCTGTAGATACGCCGGAAGTTGCGCCCAAGACCTTCTCGCAAGAGGAACTTGATGCGGCAATTCAAAAACGTCTCGCAAGAGAACAGCGAAAGTGGGAGCGTGAGCGTCAAGCACCGCCGCCCGTTGCCGTTGATGTCCCGCCTGTAGATCAGTTTGATTCGGTTGATGCTTACGCAGAAGCCAAAGCAATCAAGCTAATCGAGCAACGCGAACAGCATCGCCAACAGACGGAGATTCTTGAGGCATATCACGAGCGTGAAGAAGAGGCTCGGACCAAGTACGATGACTTTGAACAAGTCGCGTACAACCCAACTCTCAAGATCACGACCGTGATGGCGCAAGCGATTCAAGCCTCTGATGCTGGCCCTGATGTAGCTTACTACCTCGGGTCCAATCCAAAAGAGACAGATCGCATTTCTCGTCTTAGCCCGATTTTGCAAGCAAAGGAGATTGGACGCATTGAGGCTAAAATAGCCAACGATGTCCCGGTCAAACGTACTACGTCCGCGCCCGCACCGATTAGTCCAGTAAACGCCAGAACTTCAGGCAATCCGAGTTATGACACGACCGATCCTCGGTCGACCAAGACCATGACTGCATCGGAATGGATTGAAGCAGAAAGGCTGCGCCAGACTAAGAAGTGGCAAGCTCAGAATCGCTAACTTCTTTTAGGAATTACCATGTCAAATAGCATTCTTACGATTGACATGATCACCAGGAAGGCCCTGGAGATCTTGGAAAACAATCTTGTTCTTACCCGTAACGTCAACCGCCAGTACGACGATTCGTTCGCCGTTGAAGGCGCAAAGATTGGTTCGACCCTGCGTATTCGTCTGCCCGATCGTGCTCTGGTAACTGACGGTGCTGCCCTGCAAGTTCAGGACGACAACGAGCAGTTCACAACCCTGACCGTTTCAACCCAGAAACACATCGGCGTGAACTTCACTTCTGCCGAATTGACGATGCAGTTGGATGACTTCGCAGAGCGCGTTCTTAAGCCGCGTATCAGCCAGTTGGCCTCCAGCATTGACGCTGACGTTGCCAATGCGTACAAAGCAATCGGTAACACGGTCGGTACACCCGGAACGACTCCAGCTTCTTCGCTGGTTTTGTTGCAAGCTCAACAGAAACTGAACGAAAACGCCGCTGTCATGAACCCACGCTACGCAACGGTTAACCCCGCTGCAAATGCTGGTCTGGTTGAAGGCTTGAAAGGTCTGTTCAACCCAACGGACACAATCTCCAAGCAGTTCAAGAACGGCATGATGGGCACGGGCGTGTTGGGTTACGACGAGATCAATATGTCTCAGTCGATCAAGCAGCACACCACGGG